GCACGATGACCATTGACGGCATGGAGCCGGATGTCGCTGCTTTCGTGCTGGGACTGCCTGCGGCGACCCAGGAAGAGATCAACGAGGAACAGGTGGATGTCTATGACTATGACGATCGGATGAACGCGCCCTACCTTGGCCTGGGCGGTCTGCGGATGGTGCAGATGAACGGCGTGAAGTACTGGGAGCCTTGGGTCCTGACAAAGGTCAAAATCTCCATCCCCAACGAAGAGATGAAAACCAAAGAAGATCAGATCGATTGGCAGACCCAGGAGATCCCGGTGCCGATCCTGCGCGACGACACGGCCAACCGGCGGTGGAAGCGCGTCTTTGCGCGGCAGACCACCAAGGCCAAGGCACTCAACATCCTTAAGGGCTACCTGAAGATTGTGGAGGCGTGACATGTTTGTGGACATCATGGGTATCAAATACCCGGCATCTTATACGATCCGGGCGCAGACCCTCATCGACAAGCAGTTCGGCGGCCTGGATCAGATGGGCAGCAAGATGCAGGAGGTGGGGGACGCCGGAAAGTTTGACCTGATCGCCGATTTGCTGGCGATCCTGATCGACGGCGGCGTCACCCGGGGGCGTGTCGAATGTGAGCTGCTGGGCACCGAGTACGATGGCCCGGCGGCGATTTCTGCCGAGGCCATCAAGCAGCTGCTCAAGCCTGGCGAGGTATTCGACCTTTATCCCGCCCTGATGGATGAGATTCGGGACGGGTACAAAACGACCATCAAGCTCAAGCCCCCCAAGGCAAAAAACGTAAAAGCCACGCCGTGAGAATCACCACGGCGTGGCTGATCGGGACCGGGCTGCATGAAGGGCTGACCCTGGCCCAGGTGTATGCGCACAAACCGGGTGAGATCATCGACCTGTACAGCCAGGAGGCGATCCGCGCGGGAGCCGAAGAAAAACGGGAAATCGAGACGATAGAAGATCTTTTGAAATTGAGGTGATCGCTTCTTGGCTGTAAACATCGGCCCCAAAATCGGTATTGACGGCGAAGCGCAATACCGGAAAGAGCTGAACAGCATCATCCAGCAGGCCAAGACCCTGGCCAGCGAGATGAAGGCCGTGACCTCTGCTTTTGACAAAAACGACAACAGCCAGGCCAAGCTGACTGCCCAGACGCGGGTGCTGACCCAGCAGATCGAGGTCCAGCAGCGCCGGGTGGAACAGCTGCAGAAAGGCCTGGACGCGGCGGCGAAAAAGTACGGCGAGACCGACAGCCGGACCCTCAAATGGAAGCAGGCTGTCAACGACGCGACGGCCGAGCTGAACCGGATGCAGGCCGAGCTGAAGCAGACCACCAACGAGACCGACGATCTCGGTGATGAGCTGGAGTCCGCCGGCCGTCAGGTGTCCAGCCTGGGTGACATCATCAAGGGATCCTTCCTCGGCAATCTGATGGCGGACGCTGTCAGCAACATCGTCAGTGAGCTTGGCAATCTGGTCAGCGAGGGCGCGAAGGCAGCCGATGCCCTGACGAAATTCCGATCGACGATGGACTTCGCCGGCTATGACGCCGGCACCATCGAAGAGACCGCCGACGCCATGCAGGACTACGCCAGCCGCACAGTCTACGACCTGCAGACCGTCGCAAACACAACGGCGCAGCTGGCCGCCAACAGTGTGCCGGATTTTGAGGCACTGACCGAGGCGGCCGGCAACCTGAACGCTGTGGCCGGCGGCAATGCCGACACCTTCCAAAGCGTTGCGATGGTGCTGACCCAGACCGCCGGCGCCGGAAAGCTGACCACCGAGAACTGGAACCAGCTTGCCGACGCCATCCCCGGCGCTTCCGGCGTGCTGCAGCAAGCGATGCTGGAAAACGGGGCCTATGTGGGGAATTTCCGCGAGGCGATGGAGAACGGCGAGATCAGCGCCGAAGAATTCAATGCCGCTATCATGCAGCTCGGCAGCAGCGACGAGGCAGTGAAGGCCGCGCAGTCTGTCAGTACCATCGAGGGCGCAGTCGGCAACCTGCAAGCGACTTTCACCGACTTTATTGCCGCCCTGCTGACCGATGCCGGCGGGATGGGCGTGATCACCTCCGGCATCAACAGCCTGTCGCAGGGCTTCCAGGACCTCTTTTCTCACATCGACACCAGCAGTCTGAGCGCGGCTTTCTCCAGCTTCCTGGCCTACCTGCCCACGCTGGTCCCCCAGATGATGGCACAGGGAGTCAGCCTGCTCCAGGCTCTCGGCCAGGGGATCGTCTCTGCCGTGCCCCAGCTTTTCCAGGCGGCGGTGGGGGTTATCCAGGGGCTTACCGGCTATCTGGCCGAGAACCTTCCCCAGCTTATCACGGCGGGGCTGCAGTCTCTTTTGACCTTCTCGCAGGGGCTCAACGAGGGCGTGGGGGCCCTGGTGGACAGCGCCATCGAGATGATTATGACGCTGGCGGACGGCCTGATTGCGTCCCTCCCGGCCCTGATCGAGACCGTGCCGACCATCGTCAGCAACATCGCCAACACCATCAACGAAAACGCGCCGAAGCTGCTGCTGGCGGCCGCTGAGCTGATCAAAAAGCTGGCGGTGGGGCTTGTCAGCAACATCCCGGTCCTGCTGAGCAATTTGCCGCAGATCATCATGGCCATCGCCGACACCATCACGGCATTCAACTGGCTGAATCTTGGCAGTCAGATCATCAAGGCAATCGGGAACGGGCTGGCCAGTGCTGCCGGCTTTTTGAGCGAGATGGGCAGCAAGACGGTCCGGCAGCTGATCGATACGATCAAGTCCTCGGTGTCGCAGCTCCCGAAGCTGGCACTGCAGTGGGGCAAGGATATGATCACCGGCTTTGTGCAAGGGATCACCAGCAGCGTTGGCAGCATCATCAATGCGGTGAAGAACATCGGCTCCGCGATTGCCAGCTATCTGCACTTCTCCCGGCCGGATAAAGGGCCTCTGCGCAAGTACGAAAGCTGGATGCCAGACTTTATGAAGGGGATGGCCCGGGGCATCGAAGAAAACGCATGGCGGATCGACGATGCGCTGGCCAGGGTGTCCAACATGATGGTTTTCCGCCCGCAAGCCTATGCAGCACAGCCGGCGGCATCCGCCGCAGGAACCGGCTCCGTCTATGCCGGGCAGCCCATCTCCATCACGGTCAACGCAGCGCCGGGCCAGGACGAAAACTACATCGCCGAGCTGGTCATGCAGAAAATCCAGGCGGCCACAGCGAGGAAGGAGGATCTCTGGAGGTGAATCACTTCATCTTTGCGGGAAAATCCAGCTTGAACCACCATATCGGAATCGAGAGCTGCCCCAGCTATCCTACCGGGCAGCGCAGTGTGACAAAAGCTGCTGTGCCCGGCCGGGACGGTGAAGAAGCGCAGGACGACGGCACCTACGGCAACTACACCCAGCCTTATAAGATATGGTTCAACGGGATGCCCTATGGCGGCTTTAACGCCGGGGCAACGCGCATCGCAAACTGGCTGCTGGGGCCGACAGGATACCAACGGCTGGAGGATAGCTACGACCCGGAGACCTTCCGCCTGGCCCTTTTTACCGGGCCGATGGATATCACAAACTGGATGCTGCGCCGCGGCCGCGCCACGCTGGAGTTTGACTGCAAGCCCCAGCGGTGGCTGAAAATTGGGCAGCTGCCCATGCAGATCACCAGTGGGCAGGTGCTCTACAACAGCTGGCGGACGGCAAAGCCGCTGCTGCAGGTAACTGGCAACGGCACCTTGAGCATCGGCGGCCAGACCATCACGATCAGCGACACCACAGGCGAGATCACCATCGACTGTGATGTGCAGGACGCATGGCAGGGGCTCAACAATCTAAACGACAACATCGAGGTGGAAAACCACCAGTGGCCCACACTGCCGCCTGGCGAGACCGAGATCACATATACCGGTCTGACGTCGGTGAAAATCACTCCAAGGTGGTGGAGACTATGAAAATGACACCGATCCTTTTTTCGGACGCCGCCACAGACTACAGCACCCAGGGCCTGGGGGCATTGGCCGATGCCTTGAGCTGCAAGGTGACCGAGGAACTCAACGGCGAGTATGAGCTGCAGATGACATACCCGGTCAGCGGCCGGCGGTATGCTGACATCAAAAACCGCTGCATCATCTACTGCAAGCCGGACCCGTACCGGGGCGCCCAGCCGTTCCGCATCTACCGCATCACCCGGCCGCTGAACGGCATAATCACGGTATATGCCAGGCACATCAGCTATGACCTGTCCGGCATACCGGTCAACCCGTTCACGGCGGGGAGCGCAGCGGCCGCAATGGCCGGGCTGAAAACCAACAGCGCGGTTTCTAACCCGTTCACCTTTTGGACAAACCTGGGTACGACGGCGGACTTCTCGGTCACTGTCCCGTCCTCTATCCGCTCCGTGCTGGGCGGCTCCGAGGGAAGCATCCTGGACACCTATGGCGGCGAGTACGAGTGGGACGGCATGACTGTCCGACTGTACAGCCAGCGCGGCCAGGACAATGGCGTGCGCATCGCCTACGGAAAAAATTTGACCGACATCGAGCAGAACGAAAACATCGCCAACCTTGCCACCGGTGTTATCGGGTACTGGGCCGGCACGGACGGCACGCTGGTGCAGACCTCGGTGGTCAATGCACCGGGCACGTACAATTTTACGCGCGTTATCACGGTGGATTTTTCCAGCGATTTCGAGGCGCAGCCGACCACGGAGCAGCTGCAGCAGCGTACCCAGCAGTACGTGCAGGACAACGACATCGGCGTGCCGGATGTGTCCATCACGGTGAGCTGGATACAGCTGGAGCAGTACTCCGGCTATGAGGGCCTGTCCCTGCTGGAGCGGGTGACGCTGGGCGACACCGTGACGGTGGAGTTTCCTCCGCTCGGCGTGGAGGCTACGGCGCGGGTGGTAAAAACCACCTATGATGCGCTGCTGGACCGCTACACGACCGCGGATATCGGCAGTGTGCGGGCCAACATCGCGGACACCATCGCCGGCCAGCAACAACAAATCGCAAACACGCCGGGTAAAAGCGAGATCCAGCAGATCGCAGAAGCCATCACGGACACCATCTTGGGAGCGAATGGCGGCGCCGTCCGCATCCTGGACACCAACGGCGATGGGATGCGGGATACGCTGTACATCGCCGACAACCCGGACCCTGCCCAGGCTCAAAAGGTGTGGCGCTTTAACTATGAGGGCTGGGGTGCATCGAAAAACGGGTACAACGGGCCATTTTCGGTGGCTGCGACGCTGGAGCAGGGGATGTACGCTGACTTTATCACGGCCGGCACACTGCTGGCCGGCCTGATTAAGACCGGCATCATCCAATCCACCAGTGGCAACACCGTCTACGACTTGGACAACGGCACCATCCGCATGGGGCCGTCCGCAAACACTCGCGTGCAGATCAATGCCGGCCAGATACTCTGGTACTACGAAAAATACCTGACTGGCGTGCTGTACAGCCGCTATGGCAAGACCTACATCGGGGATAACAGCCATTACACTTTTTTGGGCTGGTTTTCAAGTGGTACGCCAAACTTCGGCTGGTCCAGCGGCGGTAAGCACGCGGATTTTGTGGGCATCGCCATCGACCAGATGGGGACGATCCACTGCAATGCCGACAAGTTCGAGATCCCCGGCAGGATCGAGTGCCAAAGCTTGGGCGTGAACGGTCACGAGATCACATAAGGAGGATGCCATGCAGAAGATATGCGCGATCTTGATGGTAGGCATGCTGCTCGCAGCGTGTGTGCCGTTTGGGCGCGGCGGTGACCCGCAGCCACGCCCGGAGTTCCCCGGCGGGACCATCATGGAGGTACAGACACAATGACAATCAACGAGGCAATCGAAGGATTCCAGAAAGACGTGCTCGCGCTGGCTCAGAAGTATGCGCTGCACCCGGCGCTTGCCTGCGTCCTGCTGCAGAACTGCGAGCACATCATGCGCGGCATTGCCCAACAGGCCGACGCCAAGGAGCACGAGGAGGAGCGGGCAAAGGAGGCGGCGCATGGCGATCACCCTGACCAACGGCCAGCAGGTTGAGGACTGGCGCGTCTTTTTCCGGCGCCGGCTGGCCCTGGGGAGCAGCTGGGACATCGTGCAGCCGCTGGAGCTGGTGCAGCTCGACGATAACTTGCCTGTCCTGGCCGCCACGCTGACGGTGGACGGCGACCCATACACCCCGGCGGGTGCAAGCTACAGCATCCGTATGCGGCGGCCGGACGGGACCTCGGTGCAGGCCGACGCCCTGGGCGTGGACGCCGACGGCGTCGTATACGTCGAGTTTGCGCCGCCGCTGACGAGCATCGCCGGCACCGGG